GGTGCGCCAGCGCCATGAGCCGGGCGCGCCGCCGCACGCGCAGCGCATGCAGTTCATCCGCCGCCTGCGTGAAGCCGGCCACATGGTGGTGATCGGCCTGAACCCCTTCGTGCCCAAGTGGTGGGGCGACGTCGACGCCTGCTTCGAGCAGCTGGCCGGCTGGGGCGTTACGCACGTGTGGCACCAGGCTATGCATCTGTCGCGCTGGCAGATCAGCGCCATGTCCGACAAGGCCAAGGTCAAGCATGCCGACCTGATCGACTACGCGTCGAAGAAGGTCGCACCCGACGCGAAGGACTACGCCGCCGCGCTCGACCGCATCGAGGCCATGGGCTTCAACCTGTTCTCCGGCGGCGTCTCGAACAAGCTGGGCTTCTGGGACGAATGGTTCGACCGCCTCGGCTACCCGTGGTCGCCGACGGTCGATGCGCTGGTGCGCGACTGCGATCTGGCGTCCGGTGGCCAGCCGCTCGCCATCGACCTGGCGGAGTTCAACGCCTGGGCCGATATCGGCCTGAAGCGCCCGCGCGCCATCTGGAAAGAGTTCCTGAACGGCTTCGGTCGCAGCGTTCGCAATGCCGGCGAGGACACGCGGGCGCACAGTCAGGCAGAGGCGAACGCCTTCATCTGGCGCTTCGACGAATTCCCGACGCGGTTCCGGCACGCCTGCTTCGCCCGCGTGCTGTACGACGACGCGCACGCCGCCGACCTCGACGGCGTGCCCCTCATGGCAGTGTCGAAAGACGGGTTCGCGGAATGGGAAGTGGGGCATTCCGACGTGACCTTCCTCAACCACCCACTGGAAAGGAAGTGCGATGGCCGAGAACCACTCTGCTCGACAGAAGAGCAGCGGCAAGTACAGCACGCGCAAGGGCCAGATGGTCCGCAAGCGCAGTGCCCCGTACTCGCCGAAGTACCGCGGCAGCTAGCAGAAAGCGGGGCGGCTGAGGCTGCCCCGCCGCAGGCCTGATGCAGACCGCACCCGTCACACGTGAAGGCTATGCCGACGTGCGCGAGCGGCTTCGCCGCATCGCGTCGAAGTCGATCGCTCCGCGCGAAAACCTGACGGTCAGCCAGTGGTCCGACGCGAAGATCCACCTCACCACGAAGAGCGGTGCGAAGGCCGGCCGCTGGGTGACCGACAACAACCCGCCGCTGCGCGAGCCCATGGACTGCATGAGCGCCCGCAGCCCGGTGAAGGATGTCGCGCTCATGTTCCCGATCCAGTTCGGGAAGTCCGCCGTCGGCACCAACGTCGTCGGCTACTGCATGGAGCACGACCCGGGCCCGATCATGTACGCGCTGCCCGGCGAAGTGTCGATGCGCAAGTGGATCAACCAGAAGTTGAACCCCATGCTGGAAGCCTGCGAAGCGGTGCGCAACACCCTCGTCAGCCTGTCCAGCCGCGACGCCTCGAACACCCGCGAGTTCAAGGACTTTCTCGGCGGGCAACTGAATATCGAGCACGCCGGCAGTCCGCAGCGACTGAAGTCCTCGACCGTTTTCCGGCTCATCGTCGACGAGGTCGACGAGTTCGCCCGCAATCTGGTCGGCGGCGGCGACCCGATGAAGATGCTGGAAGGCCGCACCTCGGCCTATCCGCTGAACTACAAGCGCCTGTACATCAGCACGCCCGAACTGCTGGGCGTGAGCCGCATCCACGAACTGTTCCTGAAGGGTGACCAGCGGCGCTATCACGTGCCGTGCCCGCACTGCGGCGAAATGCAGCACCTGGAATGGAAGGGCCTGCAGTGGTCCGAAGGCGGCAAGCGCGCCTGGTACGTCTGCCGCGAGAACGGCTGCATCATCGAAGAGCATCACAAACGCCAGATGATCGCGTTCGGCCGCTGGGTCGCTGCGAACCCCGACGCGGAAATGCGCAGCTACCACATCAACTGTCTGTACTACCAGCCTGACCTCGGCCCGAGCTGGGCACAGATGGCGCAGGACTGGATCGAAGCCCAGGGCGACCCGGAGAAGACCAAAACCTTCACCAATGACCGCCTGGCGGAGCCGTATGAAGACCCGTCCATGCGAAAGGCGAAAGTCAGCCTCATCAAGGACCGGACAGAGCCTTACAAGCTTCGCCACGCCCCGGCCGGCGTGCTCGCAGTCACCGCGGGCGTGGACACCCAGGACAGCCGGCTTGCCGTCCACATCACCGGCTGGGGCCGCAGCATGGCCTCATGGACCCTTGACTACGTCGAACTGCCGGGCGATCCCGAGGCCGGCGAGGTGTGGGACAGTCTTGTCGAACTGCTCAGCCGACCTATCGAACATGAATGGGGCGGCACGCTGCAGTTGCTTGCCGCCGCCATCGACGCCGGTGGCCACCGCACGGAATCGGTGAAGGACTTCGTTCGTAGCGGTCGCATTACCCGGCCCATGTGCATTTTCGGATCGCCGCAGAACAACGCGCCTGCGCTCGGTAAGGGAAGGCTCGAAGACACGAAGCGCAGCGGCAAGTCAGACCGTCGCGGCCTGCTCATCTACCAGGTCGGCACGGTCGCCATCAAGCACCAGCTGTACGCGCGCCTTTCGACCGACCACGACAAGCAGATCGCCGATCGCCTCGTGCACCTGAGCGAGGATCTGGACGACTTCTACTTCAAGGGCCTTGTGTCCGAGGTCTACAACCCGAAGAAGAACCGGTTCGAGAAGAAGACCGGCGTGCGCAATGAGCCGCTGGACACCTACACCTACTCCTATGCCGCCGCCCTGCACCCGGAACTGCGCCTGCATCGGCACAACCGCGACGACTGGGACCGGCGCGAGCGCGAACTGCGCGCGCTGTCCAGCCCCGGCGCCATCCAGGCCGCCAGCGAGCGCATCGCCGCCGCCGCCCGCGCACGCGATGAGCAGGATGAGCCCGCGCCCTCGCTCGACGGTCGCCGCGACCCGGTACCGATGCCGGCGCCCATGCCGCAGTCGCGCCCGCGCAACGACGACAGCGACCTTTTCTCACCCATATCGATGATCGGCTGACCATGGCCCGCGAAGAACTCCTCGACGTCATCCGTGAAGAACTCGCCGCCCAGCACCGCCGCCTGAGCGTGCCTGACGACGTCACCGTCGAAGTGTGGAAAGGCCTCGAACACCGGCTGCGCTTCCGTGCCGGCGGCAGCGAACTGACCTACATCCGGCGACGGCAGGACACGTCCGCGCGCGACGCCGACATCCGGCGCCGCTTCAACGGCCGCAATGCTAACGAACTGGGACGTGACTACAACATATCCGCGCGCTACGTGCGGAAGATCGCGAAGGGGAAGTGATGGACGTACTGAAGGAAATCAATCTGCGGATGAACGGCGGCCGGTGCCCTGGTCATCTCGCGCTCGGCTGGTGTGCGGCGATCACGGAGATTCACGCGAAGGGCAGCGAAGACAGCTACTTCACGGCCCACCTGTATCTGCACTGCGCTGAAGGCGCACTGGCGCCGCAGGAGGTCGCCGGATGGTTCCATCAGGCCGGCTGCCTGGATGTCACCGTCAGGGCCGTCCTGCATGACCCGGACAACAACATCCTGAACGGCGCCAGCATTGACGACGGTGTCCGGCCATGGGACGTGAGCTACCGCCTGCCTCCACGCTACATCGACCCCGAAAAGGAGGAGGCGGCACACGCGTATCCAGTGTTCAACGCCTTCGAGGCTGAGCCACAGACCGAAACGGATCTGACATGCCGCGACACCAACGACCCGCAGTACTGGGCGGATCGACTCCGCGCGGCGGACAAAGGGGAGTGCGAACGCCTGCTGGACGCCATGTTCGATCTCAGGTTGGGCATGCGCGCCAAAGGCATTCCGACGCCCGGCGCCGATGCGCGCTGTGACGAGGGCATGGCACTCTTCGAAGAGCGGTTCGGGGAGCACTACCTGCCGTTTTGAAGCGACAACGCACTAGGTCAGGGGAGCGCCGCTTGCGGCGCGTCCCCTGCACCGATGGGTTCGGCGGCGCATACGAAGAGAGGAAATAGAAAATGAAGATTTTCCAGATTAACGACTGCGATTGGTGGATTGGTGAGTCGCTTGAGGCTTGTGTCCAGGACTACCGCGACAACGTGGAAGATGACCCCGACTACACCGAAGACGCCCGCGAATTGACCGAGGAAGAACTTGACAGGCTCAAGTTCACCATCTGCGACGATGACGAGCGCCCGACCGGCGAAAAGCGCACCTTCCGTGAGCAGCTTGCCGCTGAGATCGCGGCCGGTGGCGAATTTCCGCGCATGTTTGCGAGCACGGAATATTGACGCCGAACGACAAAGCTCAGGGAGCCGACGGCGGCTTTATCGCCGGAGGCTCCCCTGGAGCGGCGGGTTCGGCGGCGCGTGTTGCGGAGAAAGGATAAAGCGATGGCAGACATTATTGAAAAGCTGAAAGAAGCAGAGGGCCAAGTGGACGGTGATTTACGGAAAACCATCCACGATGCCTGGAATGAAATTTTGTGGATGCGAGAGGCCGTAGTGCTTTCGAAGCGAGCGGTTGAGATCGCGGAATCGAAAGTGCCGCCGAACGCAAAAGTCAGCGGCGCCGGAACGGCGTCCGCTGGACTGCCGGGTTAGCCGTCAGACGACAGAAAGGAAGACAAGATGTTTGCATGGCTGAAGCGAATTTTCGACCGGAGCACAGACCCGGTGCATAGCTGCGACCTGTACCGCGACAAGAGCGCCGGAAGTTGTGCGCATGTGGATGGGCCGCTTTGTGATTTCCCAGGGTGCTCAATGCTCGCCGACTACCGACAGCAGAAGGAGGGCATGACGATTGCCGGAGACGGCGCGGCAGAGCTTGCGAAACTGATGCGCGAGCAACACAAAAAGGGCGGCCCAGTGCCGCACGCATGAAAACAACGGAGGAAGCGATGACCCCAAGGAAATACAAGATTTGGTGGCCGGATCAAGGCCAGACCAAAGACGACGCCCGCGTGTTTGAAGGTTTCGACCACGAACATGCTGCATCGGAGTGGGCGGAGTGGTACGACCAACACAGCGCCGAGTATTCGATTGTGGGCGGTACAGCAGCGGAAGTGCAGGTGCTGCGCGAGGATGAAGAAACCGCCCGCGCAGTGCTTGTAACCGGCGAATTATCGCGGACATACAGCGGCCACGCATTGCCGGCTAACACTAGATCGACGACATATTCGTCCGATAAGCCGGCGCCGACTGCAGGAGACGGCTCGCACGCGCCGCATGTCGAATAACGGACGGCCAAACCGGACATCGTGACCACCAAGACCATGCGCGAAGCCATGCCCCAATGCGCCGCATGGGTCGATGCCATGCGCGACGTGTTCGAGCACGAGTTCGTCACCGAGCGCATCCGCAATGGCCTGCAGGATGGCACATGCTGGTTCGCGGAGGGC